GGTCGCCTATCCAGTGTGCCAGCATGCCAAGCTGTTCGCTCGCATCGCGGGAACCAAGACCCTGACCATCGATACCATCGACAGTATCAAGGACATGGGAATCGGCATCGTTGTCGAGCATCAATCCCGCCTCGCCAACGCATTGGGAGCCAGAGCATGAAGGCTGTATTCCTAAGCATTGTCATTGGGTTCCTGCTCACACTGCTTGCCGGTGTTTGTATGGAGTTTGGTCTACTGTCCCCTGCGGTGTTTGCACTGTCATTCTGCGGGTGGATCGTTTCTTTTTTCGCCGCAATTATTTTTATTGCCGAGCGCACCTCAGGAGGTCGAGACCTCTAACCGCCACTGATGAGGCTCAAGAGAACGGAGCCGAAAAGTCAAAGGGTCAAAACCGTAAATTTTTTTGTCGGGTTTTGGCTCTTTAACTTCTGGAACTCATAAATCACATCTACTGATTGCAATACGCATTCAGGGGTGTATTATCACCACTGTCAGGCGCAATGCGCCTTCATACAAGGAAAGTACCATGGCAGCACGACGAGACATTCAGTCTGAAATCACAACCAAGATCATCGAGTTGATCGAGGAGCACGGCACCGGCTGGACCAAACCCTTCTCGGATCTTGGCGGCTCACCCACCAACGCACTCACCGGCAAGAAGTACCGTGGGCTTAACGCCTTCTGGCTTGGCTTGCTGGGCAAGACCCACGTTGCGACGTTCAAGCAGTGGCAGGAGCTGGGCGCTCAGGTCAAGAAGGGATCGAAGGGAACGGGTATCTCAGTCCCTATGATCATCAAGGACAAGGAGACCGACGCGGTCAAAGGAACTTGGTTCAAAGCCGCAACGGTATTTAGCTCTGATCAGGTCGAGGGCTGGGAGCCTCCCGCGCAGCCTGATCAAGTTGACCTCACCGAAGTGCTCGCCAACGTGGATGCATTTGTGTCCGCGACTGGTGCCGACGTTCGGTTCAGCTCTACCGGCGGCTGCTTCTTCAGACCTTCCGAGGACTATATTCACATGCTCCCTCGCGAGCAGTTCACCGGCACCGATACCAGCACCGCCACTGAGTGCTTCTACAGCACTGAGCTGCACGAGCTGGTCCATTGGTCAGGTCACAAGTCGCGCCTTGATCGCCTCGAACTCAAGAACCGAAACGGTTACGCATTCGAGGAGCTGGTCGCTGAGATTGGCTCCGCGATTCTCTGCACTGACCTTGGTGTGAGCACTGAGCCTCGCGCCGATCACGCGCAGTACATCGCGAGCTGGCTGCAAGCCCTGAAGGGCGACAAGCAGTTCATCTTCAAGGCAGCAGCCCAAGCCCAGAAAGCCGTGGATTTTCTCCATGGCTTGCAGGGTGCGCAGCAGGAGGTCGCAGCATAGAAAGCCGAAACGCCGCGAGGCGTCATCCCAAGGTGAACTCTTGGGGTCTGATGAGGCAGTTCCTCGAATCGTCTACCAAGGAAGTAAACAAACATGGACGAGATATTCACAATTGAAGAAGGCATAGCAATTCCACCGAAAGCAACTGGCAGAGCCAGTGGGGCTGGGAAGTGGGAGAAGTTGACCGCCACCATGAGTCTCACGACTGAGAACATTGTCGGGTCATCAATCCTTCTAACCGGAGCCAAGAGCAAAAAGAAAGCAGCCGCTATCCGGCGAGCCTTCAACCTTCAAGGGTTCAACATTGTCACTCGACGCGAGGGTGACGGGATTCGGATTTGGAAAATAGCGAAGTAGGAGAACTCAACCTTCAGCCCATCCGTGCGATGGGTTGCGGGGTGGGTTCTTTTTCACGCCGAAATTCAAAACAAGGAGGTTGCAATGCAACAGTTGATTCCAGCGGTCAGCAAGGTTCTGACCAAGACAATGATCGAGAAAGGTAACCCTGACTGCTTCAAAGAGCTTGCCGCTCTGGCTAGGTTGTTCGACGTTAACTTCGACACGCTGCCCAGCGGCGAGAAGAAAGAGCTGCCTTTGGTTTTCACCGATGGCACCAAAACCGTGATCCGGTTCTACCGAGTCAACGGCAAGGGTGGGCGTCAGGATCGACGCTACAACATCCCTGCGGCAGTCCTGCGAGAGCAAGCCAGCGTTGGCGACACTATCGCGTTCAGCTTTGCAGTCGATGGAGTTGGTCGGGCAATGCTCTGCGTCAACGTCACCCGCCAGCCTGAGTTCTCGGACTTAGCAACTGGTGACCTCGATGTCACGTTTCTGGAGGCGATCTAATGAGTGATCAGAACCAGCGTAACGAAATGGACTCCTTCTCGGACGCCTTGCTGGATGTTTGCGAACAATTCAGACACTCCGAAATAGATGTGATCGAAGCGGTCTATGTCGGCATTGCTTTCTTCACAAGCATGGCGCACGACTGTGCGCCTGAGCCGGAGTTTGCTAGTCAATTGATCAACCATGCCGTTTCGGCTGGAAAAGAAGCGTCGGAGGGCTGCAATGCAGAAACCATTCGACATTGATGATCACTCGAAGCTCAAGATCCGCTACGTCCCCAATCGCGGGGACGATGACCCCGTCTGGCTGCATGTGATGAACGTGCTCACGGGTGGGCAGAACGCTTGGGCTTGGGATGACTGGAACGAATTAGTAAAAACCGTAACCGACAGTGATCTTACTGTTGGTGAATGGCTGAAGGAGAAACAAGCCAATGGAAACTCTTGAAATCAAAACAGGCGACATGCCAACTGGTCGCGGATCTTCGCTAACGAATAAGCTTTATGCCAACACTGCGGCGACGATGGAGGTCGGGCAGTATGTCGAGACTACTGACCGCAAGACCACGGCTGGTCTGCTCCGAGCGCTGGAGCGCATTGGTCGGCTTGGCAGACAACGCAAGGTCGATGGTACTATCTGCGTTTGGAGGATCAAATGACCACAAACGAAGAGTTCAACGAGCTGCGTAAAAAGCATGACATCGGTATAGCTGAAGCTGCTCGCATGATGGATGCCAGCCTCAACACCGTGAAGTGCTGGACTGCGAGCACTGACTCTGTGAATTACCGCCGACTACCGCCCTACGCGCTGAAGCTTTTCAAACTAATGGTTGCGAAGCGTTAGCGTACTTCCTCAACGTTTCTACCGGAACTAGAAACACCGCCTTGGGATGCCGGTCATCAGGTCCATGGATCTGGACCGGCTGAAGCCCTTCCACAAGGATACAGGCCAGCAACTGGTCGAACGATATCCAGATCTCCTCCTCCCCCGTAACGAACAACCAGTGAGTCGCCTCGCTAACCAGCATGGCGCTGGGTTTGTTGTGGAAATACTCCACGACAATGTTGCCCGTCTCCAATGACTTGGGATCGAACTTGACCTCGACCTTACAGTCGATCTCAGGGATCTCAATGTCGAAGCGACTGTCCTTGCCGAAGGTTTGGTAGGCACTATTGAACGCCACCATGATCTTGTCTAAGAACTCGCGCTCTACCGCCTCGCCTTTGACAAGGTCATCACGCCACACGCTTTTTCTCCTGCCGCCACAACGCTATGACGCCACTCTCAACAAAGCCTTTCATGTTGGGCGGGTCTGTATCTTTTGGGATACTCGCTATCGCCTCTTGCCTCTCAAGCTTTGTCGGTAGATCCAGTATGGCTCTGGGCAGGAAATACCACAGCGTAGCTTCGGCACAATCCCACCATTCCTTTGGCAGATTTCTGTGTAGCTCCTCAATAGCTGATGGGTAGTGGGTTTTTTTCGCCGCCGATTCGCAAATTTTATGGAGCTGGCTGAATGATCTTATCTCCATCGATCTCCTCCCTGAGAATCATTACGAGGTTTTCCCAGCTCACCTGAGCGGTGTAGCTCTTGTTATGAGGGTAGTTGTCTGCCAGCAGGGACAGCGGGACCATCGCCTGTATGGGTCTCCGGTCAAACTTCCATACCAGTACCGGCGTAAGGTTCATGTGATGCCCTGCTTGCCATGCCTGATCCCACCAAGCCTGTGGTGCGTCGAACTTGCATGCGTAGCGTTTGCACTCGATCACAAACGGGTCGAGGATGATGTCGCCAAGGTTGCCCTCCCTGTACTGGTCGAGGACTCGTTTGCACTCCACGCCCAGCTCGTCCCTGAGCTTGTTGACGATGGTTCGCTCGAAGTTATGTCCCTTAAGACGGGCAGCGGCACTCAAGACTTATCCCGTGGGTCATTCCCATTGGCGAACCTGATGTACCACTCAGCCTTCGCAAGATCTTCGGCGTCCGAGCCATGCTTATACTTGCTGCGCCATAAGTATTTGAACGCTGCGATCTTCGCGTATACCTGAACCTCCTCGATGCCGAAACAATGCGTCATCGCGTCGATGCATTCGATTGGCGCGTCGGCGTAATGGTCAGGGCTGTTGACCATGTCCTGCTCGCCGTACACTGGGTGCTCGTTCGGGACATCGTCTTCGATTGTGGTGAATTTGGTGTGACCGAAAACCTGATCCGGTCTTGGGTACTCATCCGATGATTGCTTCATATACCACTCCATGTAGCTGTAGTTCGGTGCCGTAACGCTCCTCGAAGCGTGACTTGTGGGGATGTCGGCTGGTGTACTGCGAGCAGTCACTGCCTTCTCGGTGATGGTTAAAACAAAGCGGTATCGTCAACAAGTGAGAGTTCGCCTTGGTCTTACCGTCGATATGATGGATCTCAGGTGGAGTATGAATGCCCCACTCGATCTTGCAGACTATGCAACCGTGCTCCACGATGGCGTCCATCCAAGCCTGTTCTTCTTTTGTGGCTCGGTGTGACTTCATTTTCTTCTGCACTCACAGAGCAAATGAGGTCCAAACTGCCTACAGATTTTGATGTAGCTGTCCGCGCAGTTAACGTGCTCAGGCTTGAAATAATCTAGCTGGCTTCTGCCGCTATGAGCGCAGCCGGAGACCATTAGGATCAAGACCACGCCTATGGCAATGAGCAGGAGCTTTTCATGGGGGCTTTTCATTTTCCCCGCTCCAAAAAAACTTGAAGGTTCTCTAGAACCAACTTGTACTCTGCCCCTGCCGCCGCCATGGCACCGATGAAACCTTTCTCAAACAGGTCCACCGAGTCCTCAACGTCAGGGCTTTTGAATGTGACCCGTATACTCAAGTCCCGTAGATCCTCTTCTCGAAACGTACCGTCGCCATGTTCGTCTGCCACGTTTTGAACTCGACTTCGGCTGCGAGTAGGTTTGCTTTTGCCGCTGCCAGCAGCCCTTTTGCGAGTCCTCGGTTTAGCCTCGCTTGTTCCATCTGTTCTTGATTGTCTGCCCATGTCGATTGTGCTGCTGCCGTTTTACAGTTGTGGTTTACCTGTGCCGTTATCATCAGACTGGCGTAGGTGCGTTTCTCTTTTGCTTCTGCTGCCGCGAGGTCTCGTTCAGCCTTGCTGACTTCCTTCCCTGCATCGCGGAGCTTTTGTGCAAAGTCTTCTTGCTGGTTCATATCGGTCTGTCCTTCTCTGCTGGTTTGCGGACAAAGGGTTTCGGACTTGCCTTCCGAGTCTCGACGTACTGACAGGAGCGAGCGTCGAAATCGAAGCCGACTTGCCCCTCCCATCCACCGTTGCGGTTCTTGAGAACGTGTAAGTAGATATCCCAGCCCTTCGCTATCTCAGGGTCTGGTTCTCTGCCGAGGATCTCGCAAACGTCTAGGTGATCTGCCTTCCGTTTGTTTTTCCAAACGCTTAGGAATGAGTCCGCCAAGTCGGTGATCGAACCGCTACCCTTAACGTCAAATTTATTGGGAGCCTTGCCTTCGTCCTCGCCCTTACGAGCGTGGGTCACAAGGAACACGGTGACGGGGAACGCTTGCTTGAAATTGACCAGCCGCTCAACGAACTTCTGCTGCTCTGGGTAATCGTCTTGCCGAACCATGTTGGTCAGCGAATCTATAACGAAGACGGTGATGCCGTAACGCTTGTAGGCGTACTCGAAACACTTCATCAGGTCATCAGGTTTAGGCGTCAACTTGTCAACGAACAACCAGAGGTTCGGCGCTACCCAATCGAGAGCCTTCTTGCGAAAGTCCTTCTCAGGTCGAGCCTCGCCGGTCATCTGCTTCATCATCCGCCCCATGGTGTGCTTAGGCGTCATCTCCATACTAGCGATGCAAACCTTCGCGCCCTGAGAGATCATGTTGAGACCCAGCATGTTGAGCCACATCGATTTGCCATGCCCGTTGATGCCGGTAATACCTATCAGCTCATGGGGTCTCAGTTTGAAATCGTTCTCATCGATCTTGTTGAAGCCGGTTCGGTAGCCGCCTGACTCATCAAGCGATAGGTCAAAGTAGTCATCGATGACATCCTCGAACTCAACCACGGATCTGAGCTGCTCAGGGTCTTGCCACTTGGCTTGGTCAAACGCTTGCTCAAGGATCTGTCGGGCTGCGTCGTACCCCTTTGCTTTCAGCAGGTCGTTAATATCCTTCGCTGGGAACTTAACCCTGAACGCTTTGTCACCGAGCCGCTTCAACAATTGCTGCGCACATGATTCCCCAGGCTCATCGTTATCTGTGGCTATGGCGATGTCCTCGAACCGTGCAAGGTTGTCGAACTCGTGAGCGATCCAGTTCATGTTGTTTACACCGCTGGGAATGCTCAGCGCAGCGAATCCAAGTTCTCGTGCCGCGACAGCATCAAGCTCACCCTCGGTAATCCAGACAGAACGTGCGTGATCCGGTACGGTTTGCCACCCAAATAGAATCGGCTTTAGGTTCTTCTGCCCACACTGTGAGGGGTTACCTTCGTAGTCCATCGGCTTATTCTTCAGGAACACCAACTTGCCGTTCGGATCAAAGAACTGGAACACCAAGTCAGTGCCATCGGTGCGTAGTTCCTCGGTGGCGTAGATCTTGTGACGGAAACACAACTCGCCTACATCCTTGAACCCTCTGTCTTCGAGGAACTGGTGCAGGACATCGCTGTTAACTTGCGCTGGTGCCTTGGGGGAGTTGTAGGTTTTTCTTTCCGCCGCTTTAATTTTTTGCGAAGGCGATCTCTGTCTCAGACCGAAACGCTTGGTTGCAAACTCCATCGCGTCTTTTAGTGAACAGCCCTGCGCTGCCTGAATGAGGTCGAGCATGTCGCCGTACTCACCGGACTCGAAGTCAGTCCACTGCCCAGCTTTTTCGCCATTCAAAATAACGCTCAGAGAACGCCCGTCATCGCCTCGTGTCGAGCCGATTTTGAAGGTGCCCGACTCCACCTTGCCATCAGGAAAAAGCTCCATACAGAGGATATGGGCGTGTTGTGATAGCTCTTGCTTGAGGTCTCTGATCTCTATCATCGGATCGCCCCCAGCAACTCGTCGGTGTCGCTCTGTTTCTTAAACGCCTCGACGGTTGACCAGTCAGGTTTGCCGATACTTTGCCAGTCTCGGTTGATTGCATTACGCACCAACCCTGAGAAGTCTCGATGCCCTGCCGCAACCAGCGCCTCAAAGTCAGCGCGGTGCATGTTGATCATGCGTTGGCTAGGTCTTCGGTTCTTCCGTTGGGCAATCTTGTGATTCCACCACTCTGTCCACGCCTGAACCGATACATGTTTCGGCGGAGCTGAGCACAGTACTTCTTTCCATTTAGTATTACTTACAGATGGTATTTCTTCTGAAATAGTATTACTTAGGTCGTGAAATGCTTGATCAGGCATTTCAAGATCAAGCATTTTGAGATCTCGTATTTTAGGATCTCGGCTGTCGCTAACTAGCCAGTCCCAAACGACGGAACCGTCCTCCTGCACTGGTCTAATGCGAGTCAGATATCCGGCATCCTCAAGATCATTCGTTATGGTTGTGACTCTAGATGTCGATATGCCGAAGTGCGCAGCGATCTGTCGGTTGGTTACCCGCCAATCATCCTTGTGGCTAAGTAAGTAGACCAATACGCCCAGACTCTCTGGCTTGATCGAGTCCTCGCGGTTCTTGGTGTTTTCTCCACCCCTGAGAAGGGTGTTGGGCAGGACAGTGAACCTGTCGTACTTTGTTTTCGGGCGATAAATCACAGCTAATGCCTCCTTGCTATCCCGCCGAGAGTAACGACTTGCCCCTCAATGTCAAGCTGTTGATATTAAAACTCATCTAACGATAGTAATTATCAGCAAAACTACTGTATAAAAGCCCACTTCCTAACGACTGCGTTAAGTCGATATGATGTAGGTGCGAAGGGAGAACTTATAGGTGAGACATGAACAAATCAGAAAGAGTAGGATGGATCGAGACGAAGCTCAACGCCGCTGGCATGCCAGCCTATGGTAGAGCAAGCGCGATTAGCAGAGCGTTGGGGTGTAGCAATGCTGTCGCTCAGGGGTGGCTGAACGGTAGTTTGGCTAAAGACATGGAACTAGGGCTGCGGTTTGCAGACCAATACAACTTCACCTTACGCGAGTGGGTGACTGGAGAGGAGGCTAACAGAGGGCTAGACATGAGGTGGCTTAGTTCTATCCGCCTAGCGAGAGAATTCGAGGAAGAATTCGGCGTATTGAGTGCCGAGCAATTCATCCTTGTCGTAGAGTTAGTGGCGGGAGATGACAAGGGCGGAGAGTTTTTCGCTGATAACCTGTCTGCAATTGCCAAAATCATTAAGTAAATAGCAGATAAGGAGTCACGATATTGGCTAGTACACAAGAAGTTCTTACAGGACTTCGCTCATTCCTAAAACGCAAGGGCATCGATGATGCCCATCTCGAAGATCCGGTTTCGATCCCGTTCGGGAAAGACCCGCTGCTGTGGTGGGTAGTTGTCTGCGAAGACGGAATCATCACATCAATGAGCAAAGTCTTGCACCAGCACGTGTTGCAGAAAAATTCGTCACTCGACACCGTCATGGGGATGCAGGTAGAGGAGTTGCAGTTTAGCTCCAAGCGGGTGTGGAGAACGCTGAAACGGCAAATGGATTTGTACAAGAAAGAAAACAAACCCAACAGGGCGTTAATCTCATCTACAGGGGCTAGATATTTTGGCAACCTTTACAAAGTGCCGAAGTGGATTGCTGTGCGTAAGCATTGCGATAAGAGGATGTTCGTTTGGATTTTGAGCGACTATTACGATGATGACGCCCACATCCTAGCGGGTGCAGTCGCCAACTCAATAAAGCAAAAACTCATCTAATACTTGTAATTATCATGTAGATAGTACATTCTTTCATCTGCCAGTAATAAAACAAGGAACGGCAGATGGAAAAGCTTTCCCGCGCCCAGATCTGGGCAACCCTCTCGAAGATCAACAACGAAGGATTGGCGACCGAAAAATTTAACGGCGTTACCTTCGTCAATTGGATGGCATCCCACGCCACCATGATGGATCATTACCCCGAATACACTTGGGAGTTCCTCATGGACTCCGAAGGCAGAGAGGCGCACTACTATCCCGATGGAACGGCTGAAGTACGTTGCCGAATGACTATTGGTGGTCACACCAACATCACCACCCTGCCGATCTACAACAATCTGAAAGCGATTCAGAACCCCAACTCATTCCAGATCAACACCGCTAAGCAGCGCTGCCGCTGTAAAGCCATGGCGGAGTTTGGTTTGTTCCACCACCTGTGGTCGAAGCTCGCGATCCAAGAAGAGCTGGATGACGATACGCCAGCGAAGGAAGGGCGCAAGCCAACAGCCGAAACAAAAAGCGTGGACGATCTGTGGGCAGAACAAGAAGCGCAGATGATGACAGCTAAAACCCCAGGTGAGGCAAAGAAGAAGTATGCGAAGTGGCAGAAGCTGCTTGAGAACCTTGGGGTAGAGGACACCAATAAAGCGCGATGGGACAACTACCTCGACTCGCTGAAGGAAGCAGCGTAATGGTAGTGCCCCCTATTCAAGCGCCAGCACCCCAAGGTGGAGAGCTGTGGGGATGGTTGCGCGCAAACAGTGTCAATTGCTCCAACTGTTTAGTGTGGGAACAGGAGCATCCTTACACCACGCCAGAGAAAGTTGTGCGCGAGCAAGTCAGAGCCTTAGCGGGAGCGGAATCAGAGTTCAAGATGAACCCAGCGGTACAGCACGGCACCGACACGGAACCGGCGGCGCTGGAGTGTCTAGCTCGCAACCAAGGCTACGAGATCTACGAGACAGGCAGCGTACAGCACAGGATATACACGTTCCTACGCGGGTCGCCTGATGGGCTGGTGGGCTTAGATGGGGGCGTTGAAGCTAAATCCCCGTTCTACGCCAAAGAGCCGTACTCGGTATTTGACCCCAAGAAGAAGATGTACTTGTGGCAATGCTACGGGGTCATGGAGGTCTGTGATCTCGAATGGATTGACTTCATCTGTTACTTCAACGATGACAACTTCACGATTGAGCGAGTCGAGCGTAAAGAGGGGTTCCTAGAAGAGAAGGTGTCGGGTCAGTTCCTGCCGCAACCTCGGAAGGGAAAGGTCCGCCGCATCGATCTGTGGCAAGCGTGGCACAACCAGATCCAAAACGAATGGCAAGACCCTGTTCTGTTGCAGCATCACCTCGCTCCATTGAAGGGTGGTATTGCTTTCGTCAACAACGATGAAGAGCTGAACCGGCTGGACATGTTGCAGAACCGCATCAGAGCGGTTCAGAACCGAAACAAAGATGATCTCCAAGCATTGGATGACCTGAAGACAGAGTGTGAAACGCTCAAGAAGTCAATCGCTAATCGCCACGGCGATAGTGTTACCAACGGTAGCACCGTAGTGGAGATCCTCAAAAAGACCCCGCCCATTGACTACAAAGAAGCCTTTGAATTTCTGGGTGGCGTCGAAGCAGTTCTGGAAAAAGACTCCAATATGGAGAACTTTCGGAAAACCACGAACACCCAACAGGTGTCCATTAAGCAACACAAGGAAGATAAACATGGCGGATAAAGAATTTGCCCAAGGCATCTATGCCCGTACCCCGAAGCAGGATTTCATCCTTGCCGATTTTGGTTTCAAGATCAGCGAGTTTGGACCTTGGTTCATGGACAAGGCGAAGGCTGCTAAGTCATCTGGTGATGAGTACATCAACATTCAGATCTTGGAGAGCCGAGGCGGTAAGCCTTATGCCGAGGTCAATAACTGGAAGCCTAGCGGTCAGCCGCAACAGCAGTCCTCATCAGGGGATGACTTCGAGGACGATCTGCCGTTTTAAGGAACATCAATGGCGCTACGCATCACGAGATCCGTCGATACGATTGTGTACGGCGGATTCGAACTCGAACTTGAGGATCTTGAGAAGAGTTACGACCACCGTGTGTGGGTTCGCAAGCTTGTTATCAATGAAGATGACCCCAAGGTTGTCCTCAATATCACCGACAAAGCCGGTGTGATGGAGGTGGTGCTGTCCCGAGGGGAGTCGGTGCATTTACTGAAGAACGTTGCGGTCAAGTTCAACGGCATCAGTGAGTACACCTTCGAGCCTCAACCTTACTGCGATCACTGTGGTCGAGGGGACAAGAACCCAGTAGAGCGGGTTTACCCGCAAGCACGATTGGGGATTGACGCTCCCAAGAAGTATTCAATTTTACGTCACGACGCGAGGAAACAATGAGCGACGAAAACATAAAAGAAGATGGTCCGATCCTGACCATTGGCGGAGCCAAGGTGTACTTGGACTCTGTGAATGATGAGGGGAAGAAACAGATCTTAGCTTTGCAAGAAGCTGACCGTGCGGTGAACACCGTCGAGCTGCTGGCGCAAGCTGTAAAGAATCTGCCATCCATTTTGGAATTAGCGAGAGTCGGCTTTGAGGTGATGACCGTCAACACCAAAGACCGATTGATTGCGGATGGTGCTATCGCGGTTGCTGAGCCGGTGGAGGATGAGCCGTCTCAGGAAACGCACTAGAACCCCTAGCCGGTCAGCAAGTCTACCTCCTTTGCGCTGACCCTTAACAAGCCTGACCCACTTGTGGCGACAACGGGTCATCCAGTTTTGGTAGGGCTAGAAAATGGGAGGCGAGTAAAGGCGTCACCCCGCTCCTTGCAGAGAAACAGGACAAATGAAGTGCGTTGCCCGAAGTAGATCAGACGCCAATTTGTCCATCCTTTACTACTTTGATAATGTGTAGGAGCCACACAGCTCCAATGACAAGGAGCTGTATATGGAAGCAGTAACATTTAACGAAGTAGCGGATGAGTACCTTGATGAACCAAGCTTGAGGCTTGGCAGAAAGAAAGGTGAGCAAGCCGAGATTGCGATAAGGAGGATGAAGGAAGCGTGGGGTGACAGAGACATCACCTCTATCGATGACGAAGATGTGCGAGTTTTCTTCAAGTCTTTACGCAAGGGTAAATCCCGAACCGGCAAGCCTTGGGCAAACAGCTACATCAACAGTCACATAACCTACTACCGAGCTGTGATGAACTATGCTCGTGATGAACGTCGGTTAATCCACTACATCCCCAAGGTGAAGAAGCTGCCTACACAAGGGCGGACTACTTTCCTTGAAGATGAACAGGTCACCACGTTCATGTCAGAGCTTGATGAGTTGAGAGCCGATATGTTTTTGTTTGCTACGCTGACTGGCGCTCGCAAAGAGAACGTGAGATCGCTCAGGATTGATCAGGTTTCGGCAGACGGTAAGTGGATTATGTACGAGCCGGAAGACACCAAGAATGGCGAGGCTTGGACCATCCCTCTAATTGGTAAAACGAGGGAGCTGATTGAGAAACGATTGGCAATGGTCAAAGCGCAAGAAGCCAAGTATCCGTATCTAGCTGGCAAGATAGAGCATGTCTTTGTACAGGATTGCGGTGATGTTCGCCGTAACGGGAAACCCCTCTCAAACAAATCAGTCACAAACCGCTCGTTCCATGCAGCAGCTAAGCGAGCTGGGCTGAAGCGAGACATCGTGTTCCACTCAGGGAGACACACCTTCGCAACGAAGCATAAGCGAAGCGGAACTCGATCCCAGGTGATCATGGCGTTGGGCGGCTGGAAGAGTGAGCAATCCATGCATCAGTATTCGCATGTGGTTGATCAAGATTTGATTGAGGCAACAAAAGCGTTTCAGGGACTGGATTGATGACTGTTCTATAAGACAGTCAACAGGATAGTCACCTGTTACCGTAAGTAACATTAGGTAAAAGGAAAGATAATTTACTTATAAAACAGTAACTTATAGGTTTCATATGCGGCTCCCCTGCTAAGGGAGTATACGTTGATAGCGTATCGAGGGTTCGAATCCCTCTCTCTCCGCCAGATTCCTATAAGTATCAACAACTTACGAGCTGTGTGGCACTTTTCGTAACTGATATTTAAGGAGTTTTTATGTCTGTTTTGGGCGATTCTGGCTACCCAGCCGGAGCAAAACATGACCCGTCAGCACCCTTCAACCAACTCGATGCAGAGTTCTGTGATGACTGCGGCGCTGAGCTAGATTACGACACCATGGATTGCTCTGAAGAAGAGTGCTGTCACCCGATTTACCGCGCTAAGTTTTGGGTTTTTGAACTCAAAGAATATCTGAGCTGGAAAGAGAGTCAGGCGTTCTATGCGGGGGACTATTAATGGATAACTTAATGCTTGGTGCCTATGAGCATGCCATCAAGAAGTGGCACTATGATCGCAACCTCATCTACGGATCGACGGACAAAGACCAATTCTGCAAGCTGATGCAGGAGGCTGGTGAACTCAGCGACAACATCTGCAAAGGCAAAGACGTAAGCGATGATATCGGTGACATGATTGTTGTGCTCATCAACATTGCAGAGCGTAACAACCTGTCGTTGTCCCAATGCTTAGAGAAAGCTTGGGATGATATTAAGAACCGTAAAGGCAGGATGGTCGATGGCGTCTTTGTTAAGGAAGCCGATGATGAGTGATCGATTCTATCGTGCAACCCAA